TGCTTATATTGCTGATAAGATAGGTGATAAACCCGTATTCTGTTTTTCAGATAGAGAAGCAGAAGAATTAAAATAATTAGATATATGTAGTACCTTTAAGGAGGTGTTTATATCTCCCTGATGCTACACAGGGTTATCAAATGTAGCTTTAATTTTAAATATAAGGAAATTACAATGGAAAAGGAACAACACTCAACCAATAATATTAATCGTCAGCATGTCATTGAAACTAGTATTGAGTTTTTATTACGACAAGTTGATAACCAAAGACTCCATGTAGCTAACTTACTAGCTAAGACTGGGGATGCAGATAGTTATACTTACCTTCAAGGTTTCTTTAATGATATAGAAGATGCATTAAGAGATATCTCAGATGATTCTATTGAAGAAGTAAAAGAATATTACAAGTAATAACAACGCCTAAAGTATGCGTATAAACTACTTTATTTTTATCACTAGGAGAAAACATAATGGCAAAGTATATATTTGATATTGAAGCAGATAATTTATTAGATAAAATAACAAAGATTTATATGGTAGTATTTAAGCAATTAGGTACTAACGATTTTACTATATTCACTGATGATGATGATAAGTATAAACCCTTATCTGAATTACCACTATGGGTAGGTAAGAATGTAGAGACTCTTATAGCACATAACGGTGTTCGATATGATATACCTGCATTAAAGAAAGTATTAGGGTTTGAAGTACCTAAAAGTATTAAAGTAATAGACACACTCATTATGTCTAAGATGAATAACTTTCCTAATACTAGATTAAAAGGTAGACACTCTCTAAAACATTGGGGTGAATTCTTAGGTAATAATAAAGGAGACTTCAAAGACTTCAGTGAATACAGTGAAGAAATGTTAGAGTACTGTAAGCAAGATTGTGTAGTGAATGAAGATATCTATAAGTTCCTTATGCATGAAGCAAAGAACTGGATGGATAAGTATCCTAAGTATGGTCAAGCTCTTCGTATGGAACATGATATGGCTTACTATACTTCATTACAAGCAGAGAATGGTTGGCTGTTTGACTTTGAAGGTTGTCAAAAGTTAATCGATGAGATTACTGTTAAGATGAATAACATTGAAGTTAATGTTGAACCACATTTAGGTAATATAGAAAAGCTTATTGATAAAGAGCCTAAAACCCCTCTGTATAAAAAGAATGGTGAGTATACTATTGTATCAGCAAGAGCTATGTCTCAGTATTTAGGCTATGAGGTAGTACCTTCTGATGCTCTTAAGGTAAACCCTCCTATGAAACCAGGAGAAGAATTCCAGCGTAAGAGTATAACACCTGCTACTATGGGTCAACAAGATGCTGTTAAGAATTACTTAGAAGCATTAGGTATCAAGTGGACTCAATGGAATTGGAAAAGATTACCTGATGGTAAGTTCATTAAGACTGGGCCAAAACTAAATGCTGACGATATCAAAGCTATTGGTCATCCTAATGCTGATTTGATTGCTGATTACTATACCTTACGCTCTAGACGTTCTATCCTACAAGGTTGGATTGAACAGAAAGATAATGATGGTAGGTTGAGAGGTGATGTAATGGACTTAGGTACCGCTACAGGTAGACACTCTCATAGAGTAATTGCTAATATACCTAATGGTAATGCAGTGTATGGTAAAGAGTTTAGAGAATTATTTATCTGCCCTGAAGATAAAGTTATTATCTCAGCTGATGGTGCTTCATATCAGATTAGATTATTAGCTCACTTCTTGAAAGATGAAGGGTATACTGATACTGTAATCAATGGTGATGCACACCAACGTCATGCTGATATCGCAGGTATAGCTAGAAAGACAGCTAAACCTTTATTCTTTGCTATTATCTTTGGTGCAGGTGGTGATAAATGTGCTGCTATTATCAATGGTACTAGTAAAGAAGGTAATGCTATCAAGAATAAGTTGATTGGAGGTATACCAAATTTCCAAGCTCTTATTGATAAGGTACAAGATATAGCTAAGTTAAACGGTTGGATTCCAGGTATTGATGGACGTAAAGTTTATTCACCTGAACCTTATAAAGCTGTTAACTATCTTATTCAATCTACTGAGGCTATCCTAATGAAGAACACTATTGTTAATATCAATAAAGAATTTGAAGCAAAAGGTATTGATGCCAAACAATTACTCATGTACCATGATGAATGTTCTTGGGAAATCAAACCAGAAGATGTAGATGAAGCTAAAGAGATAATCGCTTATTGGTTCCATGAAGCACCAAAGAAATTTGATGTTCCATTTATGGAAGCAGGTGATATTGAAGTAGGTAGAGACTATTATGAAGTACACTAAGGAAAATTATGACTGAATTTAAGGTAATAAAAAATGTTAATGTATTAAATATCAGTGAAGAAGAAGATGAAGCAGGATTTGTTTCTCTTGATACTGATATTGGTATAATCAGAGCTAAGCCTATGTATTTAAAGAGATTTAATATAACAGAGCCTTGTCAAAGAGACTTAGTTATTTTTATTTCTAAATCAAATAGAATATGTTTAGCTTATAATCAAGAAGTTGATTCTGAAACTCTAAAAGAAAGTGATAAACTTTGGATGTTCCAATGTCATGCTAATGTTAAACCAATTAGTGTTAACAGAGCATGGTATATGAATAAAAAGAAGTCAAAAGATTATATGAAGTTTCAAGAAGATATGCTTGATTACTTAAGCGGTCATATAGCTCCACAAAGAGTTAGAGATAATCAAACTAAATTAGAATGTGAATTAGAGTTTGGTTTTAGTAGTGTTAAATCTGATGTAGATAACTGTATTAAAACTACTTTAGATACACTACAATCTTTCTTTGGCTTCGATGATAGAATAATCTTTAAAGTAACTGCTCAGAAGTTTAAAGTTAATAAGACTGAAGACTACTTGAAGATTAAACTATATGAAATTAGCTAGTATATGTCAACAAACATGTGCATTGTATAATCAATGTACTTGTATTAATAAAATTAAGGGTAATAATATGTCAATCGAATACGTAACTAAAAGAGATGGTACAAAAATTAAATGGGATGCTGACCGTATCAATGATACAGTAGCTTGGGCATGTGAAGGAATAACAGGTGTAGACCATTCTACTGTTGCTTTACGTTCTTCCATTCAATTATATGATGGGATTAGTACTACTGATATCCAAAAGATTCTTATCAAGACAGCTGCAGATTTAATCTCAGAAGAAACACCTAACTATGATATCGTAGCAGGTCGTTTAGAGATTATGAATCTACGTAAAGAAGCTTATGGTACCTTTGAAGTTCCAAGCCTTAAAGATCATATCAGAAAGATGGTAGAAGCTAATACTTATGATAAAGAATTATTAAGTAAATGGACTGAAGATGAGTTAGATTTAATTGACAGTTATATTAATCATAATAAAGATTTAGAATATCGTTATGCTGCTACACAACAGTTCAAAGGTAAATACTTAATACAGAATCGTAACACTAAAGAGATTTATGAGTCACCACAAATGGAATATATAGCTATCGCTATGTGTTTACATCAAGATGAACCTGTAGATAAGAGAATAAGTTATGTTAGAGATTTCTATAAAGCAGTTAGTGAAGGTAAAATAAGTTTACCTACACCAGTTATGGCAGGTGTTAGAACCCCTACTAGACAGTTCGCTAGTTGTACTGTAGTCGATTGTGGAGATAGCCTTGACTCAATCAACTCTGCAAATAACGCTATCACTAAGTATATCAGCCAGCGTGCTGGTATTGGTATTAACGGTGGTGCTATACGTAGTCTTGGTTCTGAAGTTAGAGGAGGAGAGGTAGTACATACTGGTAAGATTCCTTTCTATAAAACCTTTATGGCTTCTGTTAAATCATCTAGTCAAGGTGGAATCAGAGGTGGTGCTGCTACACTAGCATTTACTTGTTGGGATTTAGAGTTTGAAAGCTTAGTAGTACTTAAGAATAATAAAGGTACAGAAGAGAATCGTGTACGTCACTTAGATTACTCAGTACAATTCTCTAAGCTATTCTATGAGCGTTTAATTAAAGGTGAGAATATTACTTTGTTCTCCCCTGACGTGTATGATGGCAAACTATATGAAGCATTCTTCTCAGACCAAGAAGAGTTTAAACGCTTATACTTATTAGCTGAAGCAGATAACACTATTAAGCTTAGAAAGACTCTTAAAACTGTAGATATTTTCTCAGCAGTAGCTAATGAAAGAGCTAATACAGGTCGTATCTATATTATGAATGTAGATAATGTTAACTTGTATGGTACCTTTGATGAGAAGGTTGCACCAGTTAGATTATCAAACCTATGTCAAGAAATTGATTTACCTACATCACCTATGGGTGAGCCTGGTACTGATGAAGGTGAGATTGCTTTATGTGTATTAGCAGCATTCAACTTAGGTGCTTGTGATATTAATGAGTACCCTAAATTAGCTAAGATTATTGTTAGAGCTTTAGATAACCTTATTGATTATCAAGATTACCCTATCAAGCAAGCAGAGAAGATGAAGCTAAGACGTTCATTAGGTGTTGGTGTAACTAACTATGCTTACTGGTTAGCTAAGAATACTTTAAATTATGTTAGTCCTACTTCTAAAGATGCAACACACCAGTTGTTTGAAGTTATCTCTCATAGTTTAATTAATGCTTCTGTAGAGTTAGCTAAAGAGAAAGGTCAATGTGGTTTATATAATGAAACTAAATGGTCTAAAGGTATTCTACCTATTGATAACTATAAGAAAGATTTAGATACAGTATGTAATACACCTTTACAACTAAACTGGGAGACACTAAGAGAAGATTTAAGAGAATATGGTATTCGTAACTCTACTCTTATGGCACTTATGCCGAGTGAAACTTCAAGTCAGATTACTAACTCTACTAATGGTATAGAACCACCACGAGGTTATATTACTATTAAGCAAAGTAAAGATGGTATCATCCCTCAAGTAGTACCTGACTTAACTAAGTTCCGTAATAGCTATCAATTACTTTGGTCATTACCAGATAATAAAGCTGTTATTGAGTTAACAGGTATCATGCAGAAGTTTGTATGTCAAGGTATTAGTACTAACCTTAACTATAACCCTGGAGCATTCCCAGAAGGTAAACTACCTTTGAAGATTGTTATGCAGGATTTGCTTAACTACTTTAAGATAGGTGGTAAGCAAATCTACTATCATAATACTAATGATGGTACTGCAGAAGCAGGAGTTGAAGATGATGGTTGTGCAGGTGGTGCTTGTAAAATCTAAATAAACTAAGGGAGCCTTTAAGGTTCCCATTTTTAATACAAAGGAAATAACATGCTAGCAATAGTAGATGGTGACTCTATATTATATAGAGCAACTTGGGATGGGGCTACATTAGATCAAGCCAAAAGAAAATACTTAGATATATTAAGTGAGTATATCTCTTTAGGTTGGTGTGATAATTCTATAGTATATATTAAGGGAGAAGGTAATTGGAGATATGATGTGTTCTCTAAGTATAAAGGTAACAGAAAAGAAAACCCTCATGCTGAAATGATTACTGCTTTAGTTGAATGGTTAGGGAAAGAGAAGTTAGCTATTAGGGCTTTTGGTTGTGAAGCTGATGACTTAGTTAGACGTAGAGCTGAGAAGTGTAAAGCTAGAAATCAGAACTATGTTGTTATTTCTGCTGATAAAGACTTAGATTGTATTGAAGGTAATCATATTAGACCTGGACCAAAAGGAATTAAACAGTATATAGTTACTAAAGAACAAGCTGATTATAACTATTACTATCAAGTTCTTATTGGTGATTCTAGTGACTATATTAAATCACCTTATTTACTTGGACCAAAGAAAGCAGAAGAGATTCTTAAGAGTACTGATAGAAAGAATTGGAAAGCAGCTATTGAAAAAGAATATAAAGATAGATGCGGAACTGAGTGGTTTCACGCTATAATGTTCACTGGTTCTTTAATTCATATTCAAAGATATAAGGATGATATGTTCATTTGGGATGAGGAGAAGGGTAACTTCTTCGATTGTGGTTTAAAAGAGAATCCTAAGTGTTATAAATATAAGTAAAGCTTATGTATAGATTTAATATACTTACTACACAACAGACTATCGATATTTTACTACAAAACCTGGAAAATATTAATGAAGAGTTAATAGAATCATATTACGCTAATCAAATAAACATGAGACAGTATAAGGAGATTCTAAAAGGTTTATCTGAAGATACTGGAAAATATATTGAAACACTACTTAAAAATGAGGTAAGACAAAATGAAAAAGAGAGACTACAACAATTTCTTAATGGAACTAGCTTTTACGACTGCGGATAACTCCAAAGACCCACATACAAAAGTAGGTGCTGTTATAGCTAAAGGAGACCAGATAATCTCTTATGGTTGGAATGGAACTCCTTACGGCTTCTACACTAACCAATGTAAAGATAACTTAGAAAATACTTTACCAGAAGTAGTTCATGCTGAAGCTAATGCTATTGCTAAAGCCGCTGCAAGTACTGCTAGTACTAAAGGAGCTTCTATCTATTCAACTACAGTACCTTGTTTAGAGTGTGCTAAGTTGATTATTCAAAGTGGTATTAAAGAAGTATACTATGTTAATGAATATAATAAGTGTACCAAAGGAAAGAACTTACTAGAAGATAGTAAAATTAAATTAATTAAATTATAGGATAAAATATTATGGCAACTCAATCGATGGGTAAAGGTAAATGTATAGCTTGTGGTTCAACTGATAATGTCTCTTTGTTTAAAGATGAAGATGATGTTGTTAAAGGTAAATGTTGGACACCTGGCTGTAATAAATTCTACTCAGATTATTATGCAACTGTAGAAGGTGATGAACCTACTATTAAACCTTCTCAAGACTTTGCTTCAATAAAACAATCAGATAATATTTCTGATTACCCTCATAGGAATCATCCTGATAGAAAGATATCTAAAGAGATATTAGAACTATTTGATGTCCGTAGTAGTATCAACCCTGATGGTAGCTTATATGAGACTTTCTATCCTTATAAAAGACCTGATGGTATTTCTTCTAAAGTAAGAAGCTACCCTAAAGCTTTTAAAGTGTTAGGAGGATTAAACCATATCCAATTATTCGGTCAAGATAAGTTTGAAGGGGTCTCTAAGAAACGTTTAGTTATTACTGAAGGTGAAGAAGATGCATTAGCTGTAGCTCAAGCTTATAAAGAATATAATGGTAATGTATACCCTGTTATTTCTATTCCTTCTGCTTCTAATCTTAAACCTTTAACTGATAATATTAATTGGGTTAAAGAGTTCTCAGAAGTTGTTCTCTATATTGATAACGATGAAGCAGGTCAAGTAGCTGTAACTAAGTTAGCCAAGATAATTGGTTATCAGAAATGTAAAGTAGCTAAAGGTAAACATAAAGATGCTTCAGATGAATTAACCAAAGAAGGTTTTAAGTCTGTAATGTCTGCTATATGGAATGCTTCTCAATATAACCCTCAAGGTATCTTAACTAAAGATGACTTGTGGAAAGCTATGGTAGAGTATTCTAAGATAGAAAGTGTACCTTACCCTTCTTGCTTTGATGGACTTAATCAGAAAGTTAAAGGTATGAGAGGTGGTGAGATTACTCTATGGACTTCTGGTACTGGTTCAGGTAAATCAACTATGCTAAGAGAAATCGTTTATCATTTAGTTAATACAACTGAAGATAAGATAGGTGTTATCTCTTTAGAAGAAGCTCCTGCAGAGACTACTAAAAAGCTTAGTTGTATGGCTATCAATAAGAACCCTACTAATGAAGCTATCTCAGAAGAAGAACTCAAAGAAGGTTTTGAAAAAGTATTTGGAGATGACCGTATAGTTGTAATGGATCATGGAGGCGCTATCACTGATGGTATTGTATCTCAATTAGAATACATGGCAGCTATTGGCTGTAAGTATTTATTCATTGACCATATCACTATCTTAGTATCTGAAGGTGCGGAAGGCCTTACTGGTAACGAAGCTATAGATAAAACTATGAATGACTTACTTAAAGTAGCTAAGACACATAACGTATGGATAGGTCTTGTATCTCACTTAAGAAAGACTTCTTCAGGTAAATCATTTGAAGAAGGTGAGTTACCTTCTCTAGATGATATCAAAGGTTCTGGTTCTATTAAGCAAATATCGATGGATATTATTGCTTTTGCTAGAGATAGTTCTAATGAGAATGAGAGAGTTAGGAATACAATTAAGATGAAAGTCCTTAAGTGTAGACATACAGGTTTAACTGGGCCAGCAGGTTCCGCTTACTATGACCATGATACAGGTCGTATCCAAGAAGAATTAATAGAAATTTAAGGAGAAAAGTTTAATGAATAATCTTGTAGTGAAATACCTAAGTAATAGACTTGGAAAGGTTGTTCTTAATACTAATAAGAGGCAAGCACTTGGTCCACTATACCTAGCGCATATACTTAAAGGTAATGAGGATAATGAAATATATGAAGAAGATTTATCTAAGTTAGTTAATATAGCTACTAATATGATATTGAATAAGGTTTCTAATGACCCTTCTGGAAAGAAAGGAGAAGCCTTATTAACTCATACTGCTATTTCTATTGGTGTAGATGTAGCAGGGTATATGAATTATCAGCTAGATAAAATCAAAATGCTACATATAGGTGATTTATTTATTGAAGCATTCTACCATTCAGGGTTTCTTGATATTCACATTCAGGAGGGGTTCGCACCTCGTTCTGGTTCTCCTTATGTTATACAAATAACAGAGAAGTTTTGTGATTTAATTAAAGACCCTGCTCAAACTGGTTTACTACTCTATACTGTAGAAGAAAAGATTCCTGATATAACTGGTATTCTTCAAGGAGATAACATAGCAGTTATTAAAGGGATTAACAATGAGAATAGTAAACAACCACTTATCTTACACCAAAAAGAATTCAAAGAGTCTATTAAAAGAAATGACCCCTGGGTTCAATCTACTAATAAGCTTCAACAACAAGCTTGGAAAATTAATAATGAAGTACTAAAGGTATTAACTTATAATCTAGCTTCTATACTACCTGAAACAACTAAACGTTTAAACAAGTATAAGAAGTCAGATGTTAATAATGCTTATAGTAAAATGATTAAGGAACCTTCTGAAGAGAATAAAGAAGCTTATAACAATGCTGCTGAGAAGTGGAATGAAGAGTTAACTATCTTAAGAGATATCTCTAAAAGAGCAGAGTTAGAAACAATCTATCAGAAAGCTTTTGCTTTGAAAGATGCTGAAGAGTTCTATCAATATGTTGACTTAGATTACCGTAGTCGAGTGTATTACAAAGAACCTTTCTTTAACTTCCAGGGTTCTGATATGGCTAGGGCATTATTCTTATTTAAAGATGGTGTTAAGCTATCTAAGACTGGTTTAAAGTGGTTATATATTCATACAGCTTCTTGTTATAACCAGTCATATGATATCAGTACTATACCTGAATGGTGTACTTATCCTTATCAAGAATATCTAGAGTCTGAAGGATTAGAGTCGATATCAGTTGATAAGATGACTTTAGAAGATAGAAGATTATGGACTGAAAATAATCTAGAGTTAGTGTTAAGCCATACTGATAAGATTATTTTGTCTTGTGAAAAGCCTTTCTCATTCTTAGCTTGTTGTATTGAAGTCAAGAATTTATTAGATAACCCTGATTATGAATCATGCTTACCAATACCTATTGATGGTACCTGTAATGGTTATCAACATAGTGCTGCTATAAGTAAAGATGAATTAACTGGAGAGTTAGTCTCATTAAAACAATCTGATATTCAATCTGACTTATATGTTAAAGCTGCTAAGGCTTTGATAGATAGAATGCTTGAGTGGTTTGAAGCTAGACCTAATATGAAGATGAAACATATTAGAAAGTATATTACTAAAAGAGCTACAATGACTAGAGCTTACTCAGCAGGTGCCGAGAAGATAGCTGATAGTATGTTTGCTGATTGTTATACTGGTAATATCACTGATGAGTTTAATATCTCTATGGTTGATTGTGAACAATTAGCTCGTAATCTAATTAAAGCTTTAGATGATGTATGCCCTGGTGCTACTCAGACAATGAACTTCTTACAATCATTAGTTAACTTTGAAATAGGAAAGACTAGTGCTTATGATACAGATGGTTCTGATTGGACTCAAGCTAAAAAGAAAAAGGTACATGCTAGAAAACAAGCTTTAAAGAAGATTAAAGATAAGACTATAGATGAAGAACTAGAACTAATTATGATTGAGGAAAGACTTAATCATGTTAAGAATACTAGATATATTTCTCATGGTAATGGTAAACATTATATGTCTTGGGTAACACCTTCAGGGTTCCCTGTATTCTATCATAGTTATCTTACAAGAGAAGTAAACGTATATGTTACATTAGCAGGAGTACCTGTAGGTCATAGGAAAAATAATAAGTTCACTGGACGTATTACTCATGTACTACAAGAGCCTTCTAAGTTTGCTTCACTACAAAGCTTAATGTCAGGGATTAGCCCTAACTTCATTCACTCTCAAGATGCTTCCCATATGTCTTTAGTTGTTGCTGATTGGTCTCATTCATTTGGTGCCGTACACGATAGCTTTAGTACTCATGCGGAGTATGTAGAGAATCTTTCTCACTTAACTCGCCAAGCATTTATTGATATCTATAATAAAGAAAATTACTTTGAAGATATCCTTAATAATGTTTTAAGCGATACAACTAATTACGATAAACCAATACCACAACCAGGTAATCTAGATATTACTGATGTTCGTGGTTCAGAATATTTCTTTTGTTAGGAGAATAAAATGGAAAAAGAAAATAAAAACTGGATGTCTCAAGCAGGTATCCTAAATGTAGATGATATGGAAGTTGTTAGGTCATTAGGTTTACCTGAAGACTTAGCATACACTGATAAACTAAATGGAGCAGCTGTACGTAAAGCTAGAGAACTTACTTATAAAGGTTATATAGATAAAGGTATGACTGAAAAAGAAGCAAAACGTTTATCTGATGAGTCACATGCAGAGACCGTTAATCAAATTAAAAATGCAGAACAACTTTCTGGTAAGAAATTACTTAAATAAATAAAAAGCCCCC